GCCGTGGCAGTAATGCTTGGTATTCCAACCGGAGGCTGACGCATACCCGCAGTAAGCGCTTCTTGAGCCGTGAGCGGAGCACCGGACGCCGCAGGTGTTGTACCCGCGGCTCTAGCCAAGATAGATTCACTCTGTGTTTCGGCTAGTTCCGCAACCATCATGTCGTTGCTTTTAGCTACTTCAGAAATCGTGTTCTGTGCGGCGCTTTGTGCGCCGGCTTGTGCGCCGGGTAGTGCGCCAGTAACGCCTTCTTTAAACCCGGCGCCAAACCCTGTGCCTGCTTTAGCGCCTTGAATTCCGCCCTGCACGCCGCTAAACAACCCGCCAATCGCGCCACCCAAAGCTGCCATCTTAAGTGCGTCTTTAAGGTTTCCGCCTTGAACTAATGTGCCAATACCGCTACCTAGTGCGCCGGCAGCAATAGTGCCAAGACCCGGAGCTAAAATGTTTAAACCAACCGAAAGGATGATCGGTGCGGCTTTCTTAATTACTTTGACTACGCCCTTAACAGCTTTCTTGATAGCTCGGCCAAGCTTCTTAAGAAAGAATTCGGGCTGACCCGTGACCGGGTTAATAGAGTTTAGCTCACTACCCACAACGTAACGGTCAGGGTCAATGCCCATAGAGCGCATCTGTCGAAACAAAGAATCTTTGAGGCGGGGGTTTTCTTCAAACACGGCCATAGGAATAACGGTCTCGCCTTGCGCGGCGTGAACTACGTACGTATCTTCGTAACGGCCAAACTTAGCTAGGTCATCGGCTATTCGCTTAACAGAGGCCACACCGCTGCTAGGCAAAGGTGCGTCGTCATCGGCCCAATCGCCAATATCTGCGGTCAGAAAAGACGCAAGGCCGCCATCCGGAACCTCAAACGGGTCGGGGCGTGAATATACGGACGTTTCGGACATTGAGTCGCTCCTTGATTAATCTGGGCCTCTGCCCGATTTTATCAGTACTTAAAGCACTATTCTACAGCATCTTATCTAAGGTGTGTTAACTGTAACAGACCCTACGCTACCTGTCCCAGAGACCCCTAATGCGTTCGGGGAATAGGCCAAAGTTATCTTCAAAAACCCCTCTTTCTCGTATACGGCTCCGACTTCCAGACCTTGATCACTGCCGCTTTGCAAGTTAGTCAAAGTTATGTCGGTAGCACGTACATCGCCCGGGTTCTGTATCTGGCGGATCAGGGTCTCATACGCTTCCTGAATAGCCGCAATCGTATCCTGCTGATATTCGGCAGGCGGGTTAGGGAAATAGACACGGGTAAGTTGTCTAGATGACATTATCTTCTCCCGTCGGGCCTAATTTCTACCCGGGGCGTGCCTAACCGCCATTGTGTATCGGTCGTATCGGACTCTACTTTGACCGCAAACGACCGCCCACGCAGTCTAATCCACGTCTGCTCTGTAAACTGCTCCACCGGCGTTGTAGCGCTTTGCGTCACCCCAGAGGTATCGGTCTGTAGGTATGCGCCGCCGGGGAAGTTTCGAGCCTGCAACGTAAAATCTACCGTTGGAGCCGTTGAAATAGAGTTTTCAAACGTCAAGTCCGGGATAAGCTTGCTTAAGAAGACAAAGTTGTTTCCCTCGCCAATGCTAATTTGACTGCTTTCTATGTAGCTAGTAATGGCGCTAGGCGGATTGGTGCTGCCGTCGTTCTGGCCGCTTTCGTGGTTATACAAGTACCCGTCCGTAGAGGCCGCGATAGGCGCGTTAAACAACCCGCGGTCATGCCACGCGGTGCGCGTTAACGCGCCTATGGCCCACGTATTCTCTACGTAATTGTAAATAACGTAGCGATCGTTTTCGCTAGAACCGGCAGAAGGGTAGAACCACCAGACTTCCGAGAAAGTAGAGTTTAGCGCACAAACAGTAAGCTCTATCTGACCTACGTTTATATCGTCAAAAATATAGGCTCGTACTGGGCACGGAAGCTTTTGTGTTTGACCCGTGTAGACGTAGAAGTCCCCGACGCCCATCCAAAACACTTTGTCGTCCACGGCCGTAACGGCGGAAGGACCCGCAATAGTGATGTTTTCCGCCACCTGAGCCAAACCAAACGTAAACGGCGGCCCTAAAAACTGCATAGAGTGCAGCGATATGTCTGTAAATACCAAGATTTGGTTTCGCGTTTCTACCGCGACTATAATTTCGGAGCCAGACCCTACCCGCAAATCTCCCGCCGTATTAGTTACCTCCGCATCCCACTCCGTCAAAGATTCTTGGGAGGAGAAACGTATCAACAAGGGATCTTGAACCCCCACGTTGTTTTGAGCATCACACCCAAAAACAATAGTGTGCCTATCCTGATCGCTGACAATAACTTGTTTAGCTATAGTAGGCGTACCCGGATCGGCTCCCGGCAAGTCCGCTAAAGCCACCGCTCGGTCTACGTTGTAATCGCTGGCGCTTGTGTCCCAATAGTAAATACCGCCGTCACGAGCGTTAAACAGAAGGTCTTCACCAAAATTGTCTATGCCCCACAAACGCACGTTGTTTACGGTGCTCAGTGTGGACGAAGAACCCCACGTGCCGCGGCCCCAGACGCCTGAACCCCAACCGGTGCCGGTAACTACAACACCCAAGCCACTGTTTATCTGGTAAGTGCCGACTACGCTTGCACCGCCGTTACCGGTGTCTGATCCGTCGGCCGTGACCGGCGTAGGGTTAAGCACGCCATTATCTGTAATAGACGCAATCGTGGACACCGTACGCGCTTCGATGGTGTAGTTATTCTCGTCCACGACGTGTATCTGATATTCTTGATTCAAGACATCGGCGGTGATTTGACCGCCAAGAGACGCCGCTCCGCTAAAGGTAACAAAATCCCCCGTAGCGGACCCGTGGTTTGTATCTGCAACGTCAATAGTAGATGATCCGTTGGTCGCGCCAAACGTGACGTCGCCCGCGGCAGTGGTAGCCCGGATAGGAGTAATGTCGTAGTAGAAGCCGCCTTCGTTAATATAGAACTTAAAACGAGTGCCCACGGCCATGAGCAACGAGCCTTGCAGGGTTACGTAGGAGTGAAGGGCGCGACAGGGTGCAAGAAAACTGTAGTCAGACTGTCTGGTCCAACCGCCTATCTTCTCGGGGAATCCAAATCGGAACCGGATCTTGTCGGAGTCAGACCAACCGCCTTCGTTAGAATAGCTAGTGTTTTCTTTGTTAACACCGGGTCTGAATTGTAGTTTCTGTAACGGCATTTTCTAACCTCATAGCGCATATTCGCCACTGGCGATCATATCTGCTAGCTCCAAAGCACGGCCACCCACTTGCTTGGCCCATTTACTGTCTAAAAATTCGGTGCTGGCTTCTTTGTATTTAGCTGCTTGCATCGCAGCCAATGCGCGTCGAAAACCACGCAAACGCGTAGCGCCAAGGTTAAAGCTGATGTCAATCATAGCATCTTTTCTGACATCATCAAGGTCATTAAACCACGGGTATTCTGAGGCCAACTCTTTGATTACTCTGGCAATGTCGTTTTCAAGTAGCATATCAACTTCTTCTTGAGACAACCCTATCCCACCATTAGCATCAATATTTCGTCCAATTCCTAGCGACCAGTAACCGCTAGGGCATTTGTAAGCTACATGCCTGCCGTTGGTGATTACTTCACCCTCGTGACGCTTTAACATCTCAAGAAGCTTTTTCATTTTATTTTTTTCCATTGCTGCCGCCGAAGAAATAAGCAGATATGCCTGAAACAAGTCCACCTAAATAACCTAAGATTAGGTTAACTACTCCGTCATCATTGGCGTCAGGCGGCTGAATAGTGACCATAAAGACGTACCCAAGAAAACCGATTAGCGCAACCATCGCAAATATCTTTGGAACAGGATCATCGCCAAAGGTCTTTCGTGCGTCCTTCCTGTCGTCAACTTCGGTCTTAAAAGACTCTAAGTCGATTTCCATCTCTCTAATTTTGGTCTTGAAGTCTTGATCAGCTTCTCTTACCAATACAGCTTTTTCAGGCTGCGTCTCTAAAATTTCTTCTATTTTCTCGGCACTTGCTTCCGGCACACCCATCTTGGACGCCACCATTTTGACCGCCATTCCGGCGAGGGGGCCGCCCGCAGCTTCAGCAACAGTGGGTGCTAAGGACTTAAGTAGCTTACCAATTTTAATCATGCGTCAGAGTTTTCTTCTTCGACAATAGCGTCAATCGTGTCACAAACATCCGGTACGACTACGCCCGTAGTGGCAGACAGTGCGCCTCGTCCTACGG